TTCTCGCGTACCAGCGGCGAAGCGTTGTCCGTGCACTGCAGGCATTGCAGCGACTTGTATAATTTCTCGGCCAGCTGTTGCCTTTCCCTTACTTTGTCATACGTGCCGGATGCGTAGCTTGTATCGTCGTAACAATCGATAGCCAGCCGTACGGTCAGCATGGATTCGCTTTTCTGTACCCCATATCCAAGGTCGTTCCAGTCAGAACTTGTATTTCCAATCAATACACAAGGGAAGGTGACCGGGTACTGGTCTTCTTCTGCCCCCATTTCCAATTGGCCGTAGTCCTCATCAATGAGCGAGAGTTCCGGCATTTCCTGTGCAATCTGTTCCATGATTGCGATAAAAACTTCTTCCATATCCTTAGCTGTTTAAAATGTTGATAATTTCCTGATCCACCTTCTCCCGTATGCGGCTGTTCAATTCTTCGCTTTCTCCCATGAACTGGCGCTGCGGGATGCGGATGTGCAGTTTCTTTTTCTTGGTAAGTGCCATGTTTCTCCAGAACTGTGCCTGTGGATTCAGTTCCTTCAGTTTGGTACGTCGTTTAACGCGTTTCTTTTGCCCTGTGCCGGCTTTCTTTCTTTTCCCCGAAGCCTTGTAGAACTTGGCCCATGCAAAGCGCCTCATGCGGTCTGTTACGGTGACATCGATTTCGCCGCCCCAGTTGTGGACGGGTGCATAGACCACCTCGTTAAACACCCTTACCCGGTAGTCGGCAGGTGTATATCCGACCGATTTGAAAAGATGCTTCCTGCCGGAGAGCAGCGTACCATAATTGCTGGCGGCATCGGTACCCCCCGAAGACAGCCGTTTGGATTTTGGCCAAGGGTGAAGACCGCCATTAACAAAACCACCCTGGCGGAAGTTATCCTGGAAATGGTCTTTGGCCATACGTCCTACCATGACCGGCATTTTGCGCCGCATCATGCTGTCCAGTCTGTCACGTTTCCGCTTTATCAGTTCTGCAAAATCTTTTATGTCCATAATCATTAGTAATTCAAGAATAATTTATAACTTTGCAACCAAGGCTTCCAATATGCCTTTTATGCGTTATGAATATACCGGAACAAGTGAAGAATGAGGCCCGTGCGCTTATTGAGCAATACGGTGACACCTTCGAATACCTTGGTATTTATGAAGGTCAGGAAGCCTATGTATTCAAGTTCCCAGAAGATTCCTGTACCGGTTATCCTTTTGTTTACCTGTATGACGGTAAAGAAGCAACCGAAATAACCGGTCCGTTATCCCTTGACGTTATCGATTCATGTATCGAAAATATCGAGGAAGGAGACATCGAATAATTTATTGTCAATTCTCAGGACTCCTCTGCAGCTGTGGGAAGTTGCAGCTCCTATTTCACATAAATATTTCACATCTTTCCATTCCATCCCGGAACCGGCAGAATTGTCGCTTTGGGGTTCTATGTACCTTAGTTCGCCGTCTGCGAAACGTTGCAGGATTGTAGCATGTCCGCCCCCGCTTTTCCAACCGATACTCAATTCATACACGCCTTCTTCTTTGCATACTTCATTGAAATACTCCATGTATCTTTTAGGCGTCATTTTCAGGTATCCTTTGTGTGCAACCCAATTGTTTATACTTATATGCTGCACCGGAGTACCATCGATGTTTTTCCAGACTTCAAAAGCACGCCCATTACTCAGGTATTCAAGTTTTGACCCTGCAACATTGCCCTTGGCTGTAATATCCCATCCTCTTAACCGTAAAGCGTATGCCGGTGCGCAAGTCTGACAGTTGATGCTGTATGGAGTATCCCGTTTTTTATCGTAATCGCTGTTCTTCCGGTAACGGTTTCCCCTTTTATCACGATATATCCCGTTAGGATCAGGAATATACTCGTCCACGTGTTTGGGATTCGCATTCTGTTTATCCGCCTTATCCACATCCATAGGTTTCCCTTTTTTGATTTTAAGAGCCTTTTCTATTTCGAGGTTGTTCTGGGCAATGGCCATTTTTTCCTCCCTGGTAAGACTGTTCGGCATTTCCGCAATCATTTCATCAATGCGCGCCATAAGTTTATCCACCGCTTTTTTGGCACCCTCGTGGGCTTCCGTCTGATATGGATGATTGTCGGAAAACAGTTTGCCGTCCGTTCCCGGATTGTTATCCAGTCCGGGGTGTGGCTTGTTCTTGTCGTCTTCGTCCGGAAGTGGTGTCGGTTCCTCATCGGTGGCTGTAAGGTCGCACTTGCAATTCCACCGGTCTCCCGGTCGGTGGATGTTCCAGAACGGATCGTCAATCGGTCGGATGGTATTCCAAAATGGGCGGTGGTCAGCCCCCGGATGAATGGAAGTAGATGGTAGCCATTTGAGATTGGGCAGAATATCGCGTTCGCGCAGGAACTGTTGCCAGTCAGCCGCCTGATGCGCCCGGATGACCGCCGTATCATACTCCGTCCGCAGCCAGTGACGAACCTGATGAGAAGCAATGGGCAAGACTTCCTGTACCCATTTGTCGAACGGTTTTAAAATGCCGTTTGAATCCAATAAAAGTCGTGCCATGTCATTCTGCATACGATGTACCTTGAATGCCGAGAATACGGCGTTGTTCCGGAGTATGGCATTTCTGAAATCCTCGTCCGGAGTAATGGCCTTGGATTTGCGGAACCCTTCCTTTGCCGCCTTGTTCATCTTTGCCCATATTTCATTGAACAGGTTGATTTCGATTTCGGTTACCGGATGAAAGTCCCTGCTGTATATGTTCAGCAAGGCACGCCGCAGCACCTCTTCGGAAAAGTCAAACTCCATGGAGATGCTGCCATTATCAGCCGCATACAGTCTGTCGACTACCAGTCTAAAGCTGCCCCGTCTGCCGGGGCTTTCACGAAAAAACCTTTGAGCCAGTTCCGGAAGTTTCTTTTCTGTTTCGGTGTCGGTTCATCATCCCGTCCCTTATTCGCTGGTTCCGGTTCCTTCTTTGGGGTTGGAACCAGGGCAGTCTGTGCAGCCTCCCTTTGCTCAGCCTTCAACTGCTCGTAGTTGGCCGGTTTGTCGATGCCGAATTCCTCATAGAGATAGTCGTCGTCGATGGGGATGTTGAAGTTCTTCTTCAGCTGCGTAAGGATGGATATTTTGGTGCCTGCATCTGTTTCCTTCGGTTCCGGGAAGCAGAATGTACCCCCTTCAGTATTGATGCCCATGTGCAGCAGAATGTCCGTCATGTCGTAATTTAACACATTGAGCACGTATTTCCGGTCAGCCTCCAGCACCTTGTCTTCCACCTTTTTATGCACCGTACCCAAAGCCTGTGTACCTTTTTCGGACGATTCGGTGGTCAGCGTATTGCCCAGTATCAGTTTGGATATTTCATTGTTGCACCGTTCGCAGAGGCGTTCATAGACATCGGCAGACCCCGTTTTGTTGCCGGCTTCCGTGAGCTTGAGTTCCGTATCCTTGGCATGAAAGAACTGCGCCAGGCTTCCGGCATTCGCAGCATCCTCCATGGCCCGCTGACGGGACTCGTCGTCGTCGGAATCATAGATATATTCCTGGATAGGCATGCCGAATACCTCGGAGAACTGTGCCCAGTCGCCCGTGGTGTTACGCTTGTAGATGACCCACGGGGCTGCCTTGGCCAACAGCCCCAAATCGGACGGCGAACCCACAAAAAGCAAGTCGGTATATTCATCCCAGGAATGGCCGGTGATGTCTGTCTGGTGCCGCAAGATGAGTTCCCTGACCGGATCCACATGCTTACGCGGTACCAGGTCGTAGTCCACCCATTCCTGCAGCTTGTAGAACTGGCAGAGCGAAAAGCCCCAGAACTTGGCATCGAGGATGTCACCCACCAGCCGGTTGAACCAGGGCGACTGTATCTGTTCGTTGATTTTATCGTCAGGCTTCCCGTCCACCCGGAATTCCATGTTGGAGCACAGCACAGCATTCTTGCGCTTTTCGATGACACAAGAAAGGTGCGTATCCATCAGAATATCCTCGTAGAGGTCATAGAGTTTGTAACGTCGTGAGAAGTCGACATTCTCGGCTGCCTTGACGGCTGCCATGTAGTCGGAAATGTCCAGTCCGAAGCGTTTGGGCTGTGTGAGCACAATCACATTCGGTTTCTTCTGCCCCGGCAAGGCGAAATTCCCCCCTACGGTGATGATGCCGGCTTTGTTGTTTTTTCTGTTTTTCTTCTTCATACTGCTTGCTTTTTACCAGTGGTTCGTACGTTTGCGGTTGCTTTGAATGCGGAAATCCGATCTGCCTGCCCTTTCTTCCTCCGGCAGCAGCGGAGCCCCTTCGATAGATATATCCTCGTCGGCCACCGCCTTCATCCATTCCACTGCCCGTTCGTATCGGTCCTTGCGTACCTGGGAAAGTTTCTGCGGGTTGTGGATGCAGAAGATGTGATAGACTGCCATGTCGATGACCATCATCAGCACGAGCTGGTTCCGGTTCTCGCCGGTAGCTTCGAAGATTTTGTTGCAGTCGTAACGTTTGCTCAAGTAGCATCGCATTTCGGCAATGGCCCTGTCCTCGCAAACCTCAATGACCGTTTCGTCTTCGCGTACCAGTGCGTCGAGAATGTCGCGATGGATACTCGCATCGTAATCGGTGAGTTCTACAAATTTGCTCATAGTCCTATTTTTTTTAGAGTTGTCATAATCTTTTCTTGTTCCGTTTTCTCATATCCTTCCTTGAACGGAAAACGGGCGGTTCGATGCGCCTGATCAGTTCATCGATGATGCGGTTCGCCCCTTCGACCGCATCCGGTCCGTCGGCCGGGTAACGCATGGTCAGAGTGAACAGCTTGAACTGGTCTTCCAGTTCCTTCATGTGCGGATTGTCCCGTTCAGCCTCGTTGAGGATGAGGTTCCCTTCGCGGTTGAGCGGTTCAAGGTTGGCCTCGATACGCGTAGCCTTGTCCGTCTTCTTCTCCTCGTCGCCCCGGATGAACAGGGCAATCTTCTGTTCACGACGCACCTTTGCCACCAGCGGTTTGAACACCTGCTGGAAGAAAGGGTCCTGCAGCTTGTTGTTCTCCATGTAGCAATAGACATTGGTCTTACCCCCGACAAAATCAAGCATGCGGACATACCAGTCAATGAACTCCGCATTGAGTGCTTGCGCCAGAAAAGTCTTGATGACGTAAAGCCTGCCACCCAATTTGCCACAAAGTGAAACCGTCTTGAAGGATTTCCCTTTCTTCCCCTTGCTTTCGCCCGGTGCCGGGTCGCCATACGCCACGAGAAACTTGAATTTAGAGAGGGCCGGAACCTTTCCGTATGCTATGTCCTCGAAGACCTCGCCTACGGAAATGGGATTGTTGAAATATTCCCCCTGTGCAGCCTTGGTTGAAATTTTGGAGAGCGTACGGTCGATGTCTTCCTCCGAGTTCTTTTCCGGCCATGTGGAAAATCCGTTTTTGTCGCGGATGTTCACGATGTCCCATGAGTCGGCCATTTCGCCCGCCCTCACCACGCAGCAGTCCTTGGCAATGATGTTTCCGCAGAAGATGACCAGTGTAGGTTCGGAAATGGACCGCGTGGGGTACAGCGCATTTTCCCACCAGTCCCAGCGCTTCTGGATGATGTCCGGGTTCTTGGTGTCCTCGTCCGTATCAAAGTCATCGACCAGCAGCACGTCGGGACGTATGGCCTCGTTACGCGAACCACGTGGAGACTGCCCGGCACCCAGTGCGCGGAAAGAAACCTTCCCTTTGGTGGTGAATTCATCCCCGGTCCATGAGCCCGGCATTTCCTGTTTGCCGTAGTATGCCATGATGCGCCCATTGGCTTCGAGGTTAGCCCGGTAGGGATCGAGCAGTCGCACCGCATTGTCCTTGCTGTTGGAGGTCAGAATCACATTCTTTTTGCGTCCGGTCAGCGTGAGATACATGACGATGAACATGGTGATGGTGGATTTGGCCAGCTCACGGCTCCAAGACAGCACCTCGAACCATTCATCGTGTGCAATGATCCGCCGGATAGCCTTTTTCTGGAAGTCGGCAAATTCATATTTGGCATAATTCGGGAAAAAGAACCTGATCCATTCAATGGGGTGTTTTTCGAGGTAAGCCCTGTGTTTTTCACGTTCGGCAGCCGTCATGTTCCTGTCGACGGGTGTAGCCCTTGCGATGTCGTCTTTGTACTTCTCCCAATCGAGTAGAGCGAGTCTGTCAGTCTGTTTCATTGTCTGTCCCTTTATAATTTGTTTTTAATGTACGCATCGGCTATGCTTGTTATTTCCTTAGCCTTTTCGAGGTCGGCTTCCCTCACCCAATCGACGAACCCGGTGATGACACTGATGATGTCGGCAATGCCCACTTCCTGCTCCATGTTGCGTATGGCCGCCGACAGTTTCCCGAGAATGTCCGCCTCCTTGGATGAAGGAAACCGTTCCCCCTCAGGCCGTTCGGCGATGGCCTTGTTTATTTCGGCCACCTGCCTGTAGAGGTTAGCCACCTGTTCCTGCCTTGTGAGCGTAAGCCCCACCTTCTGTTCCTCCCACTTCCCGGCCCGAACCCAATTAGATACGGACACCCGTGACACACCCACCCGGTCAGCAATTTCCTGCTGTGTGAGGTTTTCCTTGAGATACAAAGTTTTTGCCCATTCCTTTTTCTGGGCATTCGTCAAATCTGCCATAAATCGTCCTTTTTAGTTGTAAATCACGTTACAAAATTGCATTAAAAAGCGGTGTTTGTAAAAGGCTGTACGCATGATGACGGGTTATAGCGTTATGATAACGCCAGAAAGCGTCATGATAAAAACGCGGTTTCCTGGTGCCATAGGAATGTTCTATTTTCGCATCATCGAAAGGCGGGGCAGCCCGCAGGAAAGTGTATGACGATGAGCAGATTTTTCAATATTACAACGAGTGACGACGGTACCAGTACGATATTCCTGTATGGGGACATCGGAGACTATACGGAGGTGCAAAGCGGGCGCATAGCCCAGGAACTGATGGAAGCCGAACGCGTGAGCCGGCGCATCCATGTACGTATCAACAGCAACGGCGGGGAAGGGTACAGCGGCATTGCGATAT